GAATCGACCAAGCAGTTTATTAACGCAAGTGGTGGCGGTACGATAAACAATCTTGCGGATGACGAAGACCTTGTGTCTGTAGACAAAGGGGAAAACTTAAGTGTTTTAAAATTTGCAGACCGTGCTTATAATCCTGGAATACATGTAGGAATGGGGTATAAAATCTTGCGCAGGAATATTATAGACGGTAAAAATATACTTACACAGGATATGATAAATCAGTCATATACGATTTATGTCGTTCAGTACGACTATGATTTAAATGGTGCCACCATAACTTTGCCGGAAGGTTGTATGTTCGATTTTCAAGGTGGAAGTATAAGTAATGGCTTTTTAGAAGGAAAAATAGAAAATACTCATGCTCGTCCGGAGTGGTTTCATTCTCCTAAAGATGAGGATTGGTCTGCTGCCATACAGCAGGCTTTGAATATTTGTCCTACTGTTCTGCTATCTAATAAAATATATGAGTTAAGAGTTCCGATATTGCTGAATATATATAACCACCTTATTGGTATAGGGACAGAAAAAAGTAAGATTATTTCAAATATAGATAGTGGCTTTTGTATTTATTGTAACATAGACGATAATGATAAAGACATACAAAGCTGGTATAGTTTTATGGTAATAAAAGATTTGGCTATTAGTTACAAACATAAAGATTGGGTAGATGATGAAAGGTTGACATATTATGAAAATGCACATTGTATCAAATCTTCAGCCAATCTACATGTAATCAATGTGAATATAAACTATTTTAACAAAGCAATAGAATTTCCCAATTATGCGGACAGCGTTAAGTTGCATTATCTGACAATAGACGACAGAGCCAGGCTAAAAAAAACGGACTATGCGCCAAACAGGGATTGTAATATAATATTTAAAGAATCAGGTGATTGTGCAGACATATGTTTCTTGTACAACAGTCAGGTCTATTTCAATCTTCAACCTTCAATATTGGTAAGAAATTGCATTCAGTGTGGCTTTGTTTTTAAATATTCTAATGCCAAACTTGTAAATGTACATAATGAAGACACAGAACATTATCCTATTTTTTTATCGGAAAGCAATGTGGTTTTGGATAATTGTTTTTTTCATGTGCCTGAATCTCTTGAAAAGTCAGTTATATATAAAGATTCTGGCTTTAACAACCTCAGCTCTTTAACATTAGTAAGAACAAGCTTTAATGGAAATCCTACAAATAAAGGTAAAGTCTATTATCATAACAATATTATAGATTTCAATCATACAGGTCTGAGTGTGTATGTCAATAACAGCTATAGGGCCATATTAGGGGCATCATGGCAAAACATACATGCAAGGATAGCAGACACAGTGCTGTCAATGCCGTCTGAAAGTTCTAAAATAGTAAATGCCAAATTACAGCATAGTTGGATGTTTACGGACCGGAATCCTATCTATCTATATGGAGAGGGGGTATCGTCTGTTCCAAGAAAATTTGAAGGTGCAGATTTGAATAATAATTTAAAAATAGGCAAATATGTCTATGAAGTAACTCCAGTATTGGACAGACAAAGATTAATAGTTTTTAATCGAATTAAAAATTCTTCCTATCGCTGTTACAGAACTGAAGAAGATTTAGATAACATACTTAGACTTGTAATCTATGCTGCTGTTCCCACAAATTTGGGAATTTATATACACAGAATTTACAATGATGCAGATAAGAAAAAATGCTATGTAGACAATATCGTTTCATTACAGACTATTCTACTTGATGATGGCGACACGATTGTCGGCAATTATACAGAATGGGAGGATGATAATGACGAAATGTTGTTTAATGTTATTGAAGATGAAAATGTCTATTATAAAAATGACGGTTTAAATGTTGTTGTTAAACTAAAAGATATTCCGAAAGTGGGAAAATGGGAGTATGGCGATAAAGTCATTGTCTCTAACGTAGAGCATATGTTTAATGGTTCAGAATGGCTATAATTGGGACATTATAAACTTTATGGTAAAATATAAAAAATAACATCTTATTCACCGCACCTAAGATGTTATTTTTCATACCATAAATAATTAATAAAACACTACACCGTAGCTCCACTGGCATCTACCCATGAAGAACCGTTCCACCATATAGGTTTACGCAGGGTCACATCAAAAAAATGAAAACCATTATCTGCATTGCCAGGACGTTGTGAAGTAATTCCTACATTTAAACATGGAATTGCGAAAAAATCAAGAAACGGACTTTTTAAATTCCCATTCGTTGACATCAAGACTCCCTGATTGTAAAAAAAATGCGGGTATAAAGTTTTGTCCGGTATGTCGTCCTTTACTGGTTTCCACAGCAATACCGATGTCTTCATACTTGACCAGGTAGAATCATGTTCACCGATTAATGCACAGTCTGAAAAATCCTGAAACGATAAGGTTTCAACGTCATTAACCGAACTGAATCCAACAACAACTTCTTTTTTCCCGTTAGGTGACTCTCTGTATACCTCAAACCCATAATTCTTACCCGGGTTTATATAGAAATATGGCGTTTTCCCTTTATCACTATCAGTAATATCCATATTAAACACACGTTTGGCAATAGGTATATTTTCTCCACACAACAGATATATTGTATATTTATAACTTCCATTTTCCCTATTATTAATAATATTACCGGTATCCCTTAATTCAATATTTCCTTTGTTAAAAGCGTCCATAACATACTGGCGCATTCCTAATGAAGTCGTTCTCTTATAATTATAATAACAGGCTTTGTACCGATTTGTATCAACCAATGTCCCCCCTATTCTACAGTTGAGAAACACGCAATTCATATCCACAATATCAGTATTGTTCAAAAATTCAGGCATTGTCATATCTCCGGCTTTATCCCATAGCCCTCTAAAATAACAACCAATATATGTTACGCCTTGATTTTCACTTAATATCCTGCTATTCATATAAAAATAGCAGCCTATAAAGTTGGCTTGAATGAGACCTCCACTACCTTCAATTGTAACTCCGCTGATTTCCCAGTGACAGCCGGTAAAATTAGCTTTGATTTTTTGAGTTAATGTTATATTGCTTTGTATGCAATTAATGAAGTTAGTATACAGTCCTCCTCTGAATGTACCTAACTTATAATCAAAAGTCCTTTTTTCGTTATACCCTCTGAATTCATTTACCGAATTAAATATCCAAGCATCTCCCGCTAACTCTTGTCCCTCATTCATTTTGGATATAGTACCATCCCTTAACACCACATTTATAGCATCAAGCCGGTATGTTACATCTGAATAGGTATCCTCCCATGAATAATAAATGGCATTATGCCAACGCATGACATCAATATATCTATCAGCCAATGCCAGTATATAAGGAACCCGCCTTATATTCATATTATCCAAATGTACAGGACCCCCACTGATTATGACAGGAATTTGCCAATTACGGTATTTCGTATCGCTGCCTTTAGACATGATAAATCCTTCTTTGATTGAAAACCCGATAGAAGAGTATGCCGATCTCCAATCATTTATTCCATCATTCATGTTTATGACAATATGGAAATCTATGAAAGAAGACATATTCATGTCAATCGACAATTCATTCAAAATCTTTGCATCTATGTCTTTGGTAAACAGATAAGTCTTCTTATTGGAACATCTTATACTGCGACATATCCGCACGATTGCATTAAATGCATCAGAGCTGTCTGTTTTACCGTCGTTGGACGCGCCAAACCATTCCGGCATTAAGTATTTGTTTTCTACATCCCCTTTGATATTCAACGCATTTAAAAAACGCCCCCCATTAAATTTTAGAATACACCCTTCAGGAATGCTTATCTCAGCGCCATCCAAATCAAAATCATACCTGATTTCGTATATAGTATCAGGCTGATTTATCATTTCCTGGGTAAGAATATTCTTTCTACCAACAATATTCCTACGCAATATCTTATACCCCTTGCCGCTGAATCTGTCAGGACTAAAAGGGCGGTCTGCAAATTTTAAAACACTTAAGTTTTCCCCTTTGTCTACAGACACAAGGTCTTCGTCATCCGCAAGATTGTTTATTGTACCGCCACCACTTGCATTAATAAACTGCTTGGTTGATTCGGACAGCATTTCCGGAGTAACGCGCTGGGAACTGAAATTTGAAATTGCATCACTTTCCGCATCCTTTATTTTGTCAATGGCTTCGTCTCGGATACTTGCAAGCTTGCCCTCGTTTGATTTCCAGTTATCTAAATTGGTATATGTACCTCCTTGATACTCCCACATTTCTACTGTACCATCCGAATTGACGAATGACACTTTCAGACCGATGTTTCTAAGTTCTTGCGGAACTTGGGCAATAGCGCCTTTCAGACCGTACTTGTTACTCCCGTCAATTCCCGAAGTAGGATTCTGGACGGAAACATTGTACTCGGTGGTTCCTTTTACCCTCTGCCGATGCTCTTCTTGCTGTTTGTTTACCATTTGGAGAAGCTGTTCCCCGACCAGTCCGGCCGTATTGGATTCCGGTAGTTCATTCTTCCTGATTTTATTTGCCCCGGAAATCAACTGTTCATAAGACTGTGTAGCCATATCATTTATAAGTTTTATCAAAATTTTCGTCAAAAATTTTATCCAATAAGAAAGCCTTACGGCAGTTTATAGACTTATAAGGTTCGGACAACGGTATTGCCGCAATGACTCCGTAGAGCTGGTTATCGGAGTTCACAACATAATCCGCTTCCACCTCTTCAAGTGAGAAAGCAAACCATTGGCGGTTCTTCCGTTTGTCTTCAAGTATTTGGTTGAGTATCTCGTCAAGAATACGTTCACACCTTTCAAGAACCGTTTCTATCTGAACATAATCAGAAGTGTCTGATACATGTTCCACTACAAACAACAGGTAATTCCGGTCTTTTCTATAAGCTCCCGGACCACCGCCGTAACCGAATCCGGAACCACGGTCCAGAATCACCGCCGGATAATGGAGCACACTGTCCAATGCCGTATGCTTCTCCCTTTCGGATGAGAGGAAGTGCACCTCATCGTTCTCCTTGTGCCGGATGTCAACATGCCTTTCAGCCAAATTCTCTATGTACTCTGAAAATGTCATTTGTTCTGTTTTTGAGCATCACGTATTCTTTTATTAAGCAGGCGGAATGCGGTTGCCACCGGCATTGCCTGGTATTTTTCCATGACCGCCACATCGTCACCGACAAAGGCATCGAATATGTCGAGCCAATTGACTGACGGTGCAGCCGGCTTCTTTTGCTCGTCCTTCTGTTCCCGTTCGTCATCCAGCGGAAACAGGAAAGGAAAAGCCTTCGAGAGCCACCTCTTGACAAAAACGTAGTTCAGGAATATAGCGTATTTGACATGCTTGTCAATCTTTGCCACCTTCATTACCCGTTTTTGCAATATCAGGGGTTTCTGACGGCTAAATAAGCCGCTTTTTCCTCCTGACGGTAGGACAATATACTCGTTGTCCTTCAGATATAACATTGACACGAAAACATCCAGTGAGGAATCCTTGCCGTCACGGGCATATCGGTTGAAAGCCGTGTCCACGTGCATGAAATGTTCAAAACACATTCCTTTCAAACGTTCACCCGGCGCCTTGAGTCCCGCTACATCGGAAAGTATGAAGCGGTCCATCCGGACACGACAGTCACTGATGAATTCCACAAGCTCGCCCAACTTATACCTGTAATAATTGTCGGAACCGGCTCCGGACGGCAGGGAATAGAACTTCTTCAGGAATGATGATTCATCCATTTCCTGAAGATACAGCCGCGACACAAGCAGGAACTGTTCCGGTGTCAGCTCTTCCCATTTCTCCGGTACCGGGCATGTCACTTCACGCCGGATGCCGAAGCTGCTGTATTCAATGCGAAGCTCTTTCATGTCCAGAATGTATGTTTATGGTCATTGTTCCGGTCGAATATCCTCCTGGGGTCACCGACATACAGCTCTGAAAAATAACTGCGTGCCGTCCTTAGCAGAGCCGTCATATACATATCCGCATCCGCCTTCAGGTTCTGAATCTGTATGGCTATCCGTTCCGTATCGACAGGTTTCCTTTCCTCATTTCCTTTTTCACCTGGCTGTACCGTAGTAAAGTATAGTCCACGGTCCGTTATGCTACCCGTTTCCATCAACAGACGTCTGACCGCCATTGCAACAATGTAGCGGGAACAGACCAGGCGCAGACGTTCCACATCTTTCCGCCGCCCTTCATCTTCAGATTGATTGACCAACCCATCAATCAGATGTTCATACAGTTTGTCACCGATAGCCGGCTAAAGCAGCATTTCCTCGACAAACTTCAGATGCGGTTGCAAGCGCAGGAAGATAATCCGGCTGCCGTTAATAAAACAGACGTCATTGACATCCGCGGTACTGCGAACGATGGCGGATTTACGGTCCTGATAAGCCTGCGAGGTCGCGAACTCTGGATATTCCGCTATATGGGCATACAGGAATTCAAGCAGTTCGTCAAGCGCATTGAATCCTTTGTTCCGTAACGATGTCCGCAGGTTATCTTCCTGATACTTATACACCTGCTGGAATGACTCGTTGTTGTCAGACTTCTGTCGCTGGAAGCCAGCATCGGTGATGCGCATGCTGATTTCATCAAAGTCATTCCAGAACGCCAGGTTCGCGTTTGCCCGCTTGCAAATCTCCAACAGGCAACTGTCCAGCTTCTCTCGTTCGGTTGCCCCTTCAGTATTCTGTTCCAGTACATCCGGATTCGGACCGAATCTGTATATCTCAACCACTTCACCCGCCATCGCATCGCCCAATAGCGGTACAAGGTATTGCCGGAAAGCATTCCGAAGAGGTGCTTCCATCATGTCAAAGGAGATGGCGGTGTTCACCTTCATCACCGCTTTCAACTCCTTGCCGTTGTTCCATTTTTCTGCACTGAATATCATTAGCTCAATGTTTTTTTGGTACCGCTGCCGGTATCAAGAGTTACTAAGACTGTATTACGGAAACGCAACTCACATTCCGGCATACCGTTTATCTTTATGTAGAGTTCTATCGGGTCCAGGATATTCTGTCGGTCAATCCACGCATTGGCTATATTCACGAGAAATGCCTCGCGAATATTGGAACCACCCTGGTTGCCTGCGTATGTACCACCAGGCATACCGGCACCGAGCACATTGGGATTGACCATCAGGGCGAACAGGATTTCCGAGTTGGCGGCTGCTGATACTGGCAGATTGTCACCGCCCTGGTATTTATTCTCCAGCGGCTTGATTTTCCATTCTTCCTCAATCCTGCCGTTCATTTCATTTACGGCATAATGTGAAAAGATGGGCTTTTCCGCATTATCCGGACCGCAAAGGTTCTGCTCCACAGAGTCCATGTACTTCTGTATGGCCGCCTCACGTTCCTTGGCTGAATAGTCCTTGGACGGATATTTTTTCTCCCAATAGGAATACGGTATCTGCACATGCCATTTCCAGGTAATCTGGTTCTTATAGGCTTTCTTGAGGAAATGGGGGATAAGATGGGCTATCTCCACCCATCCACAAACGTAGGCGGGCCACCAGATAGGCATACCGTAAAGGTCATCATTGCTCCAACTGTCACGCACCGGCATAATGAAACCATCCTTCATCTTTCCGGCAAACTTCAGTACCTCGGCGTGCATTTGTGGGTCATATTCGGACAATACATCCAGCCTGGTGTATTGCCCCTTGTCCGGACGCTGTGGCCAATATCCGGAAACGATGCACTTGCAGGCGCCGTATCCGTCCATCTCGGAATAGCGGCGGTAAAGTGCATTGACCGGATTGATGCCGGCAAAAGAGTTGGCAGCTGCCGAGGGTACGAACTGGACGGCTCCGTTACCGAATTTCAGATAATCACGAAGTACCTTTTCCATGTAGCGCCTTACATTCCGGGAAGCGATAAAAGCCTGTACCCGGCTGTCCTCAACGGGCTTCAGCAGCTCATTGCCATCGTCGTCGTAACCGTCCACCCTGCAAGGATAGATACCCTGTCCGAGTGTCAGGTTACGGAGAAATTTCAGCCCGGTGTTGAGCACGCTGGTATTCCCGATTTCTTCAGCCGCCTTCTGCGGGAAATCGTTTCCATCTCCCCAGGGACGTACTTTCACCCCGTCGATGTCTATATAACTGGCGTTCGACTGGTCATACGGCGCCAGAATCCTGGCACGTTCTTTCATCTCCTTCTGTGGTGTTCCCGTCGTCTCACCGAATATATACGTGGATTGCATCAGCAGGGGAATGCCACTTGAATTAAACAGTATATTCATCAGAATACGATTTTCATTTTGTTATATTCCAGTATCAGGTCAATATCCACCGGATACGGATGTCCTTCGGGATTACCTTTGCAATCACAGGGTTGTACGCCCCGGAGTTGGTACTCCTTCATGTTCATGCGTCCGGCACCACATGCGTATGCCTGGGGAATAAAATACACCCTGCCTTCCTTGCTGACGAACTTAATTGAAAAGATGCGCCGGCGCCCGCGTTCGTCCGTGCGGATATCCATGTCGGCCAGAGCCAGATTTCTACGTATTGTTTCCATATTGAATCAGTTAAATGTATAGTCGAATGTCCGGTCAAAAATACCTATCCTATCATTGCATATCCGTTCAAATTCCATGTAACCGCGTTCCGCAGGACGATATGTCACAGTAACGCTGAACTTCTCGCTTCCGCTCTGCCTGTGCAGCAGATCCACGTCTGTAACCACTATTTTTCTCTGCCCGGCAGTATCATATACACGGATATCGGCGGACGTTACCATATCTGTCAGAGCTTTATACTTGGCAATACTGAGATAACCGCTGTTTACTGTTCTGACATCCGACAGTTCGGGGTCCATCCTCATATCCTCCTGCATGAGCGACACGATTTCACCATTCAGTTCGGGATTATACTCCACAAGTCCGGTAAAAGCAATAGTCTCCGGTAATCCAAAGCTGTTGAGGTAGATAAAATTGCTTGTATTCCGGTAATAATGCTTGTCCATGTAGTACCTGATTCGGTCTGTACTGCCGGTACCAGCTGTAACAGTCACGTCATAATAGAGTATGGCATCGGCAGAAACCCCGGAAAGCGATGCAATCTTCGCCGGAGACACCCGAAAAGCAAGCATTCCGGTCTGTCCACCCAGCGTAACGGATTTTCGGGTATATTTCTCCACTCCGTTACGGACATGCGCCACACCGATATGCAATGTCGTGGCGGCATCTGCAAAGAACGGCACGTATTCTTCCCGACCTATAGCGGTATTTATACTTTTATACCAGCTATAAATCATACCGGGTTCAGGCGAGACGGTTGAGACCCTATTTTTGGAATACCAGACTGTAGTACTGCTTTCAGCCGTTGTGCCTTTATCCCGACAGTAGATACGGACATTCCGTGCGTTGCCTGTATAAACATCACCCGGCATTGAAAAGTCTGCGGATTCGAAATAACAGTCTATCAACTTGCCAAAATCAGCCAGAAGGACCTTGCCGGCTACGGGGTAGAACCTTTCATGGCTCATTACATCAGTGCCTGCAACATTCAGGTCAATATCTACATATTCATTCACCCCGGTAATGGCTACATTTTTCAGATTACCGGAAAAGTAGACCTTCCCGTTATCAAATCCCTGTATCACCATCTCTTTATGTCTTTAGATATGCCTACCACTGCAGTCCTGTTATACCAGTCATATCCAGCCCTGAGCTCCCAGGATTTACGGCGGTACCCGACCTGAAATATATAACTGTGGCGTCCCAGCAGGATACCTGCCGTCAAGGCATTGTTGTGAATGACCGGCTGCTTGTAATCCACTACCACTGTCCGATTAAGCAAGGCGTTATGTGATATTACATCCGCCAGTTCCACCCGCAGGTATGGCCGTTCTATGATTGTATCCGAATAATACCTCTCCGCAAAATAGTCTGCCAATATAGCCGTTGTATCTACATCAGCAGGTATTTCCCTGACAATTACTTTCGGTTCAGACACCGCGAAACGTATCGTATCATGGCGGACAACCGTTTCCGGAACACGGACAATACTCCGGGAGCGGGAACCGAACCAATGTCCCGTCCAGCCGGCAAGAAGTGCGATAACCGCACATAGGAATATGCACTTAGCGTTCCGTCCCATCAACTTTCCTTTTGAATTTGTCCGTAACCGTCACCCATAATATTTCTACCTGTTTAATTAGAGTATCCTTCGGTTTTCCGTCAATAACGGCAAGGTTTTCCAATATGCTGGTCACATGCTCCACGCAGAACCAGGTCATGACAAACACTTTGGCGATGGAAAAGAATACGGTAGCCAGCAGCATGACAACGTCACCTTCCGCCATAACCTTGCTTTCCAAATAGAAAGAATGGATAATGTAAATGATGGCCAGCCAGATGCACAACTTGATGATGCACCGGGAGAAGCGGAAAGATTCAAAACCTATGCCCTGAACTTTGCTTGCCCGGATGCCCGTCCACATCTCGGAAACAATCGCTACCAACATGGCCATTGCCAGAACAGGAGTGATGCCTATAGACTCGCTGACTATCGCAGTAACGGCACTGAAAGAAATAACCGGAAGCTGTAGGTTGTATTTGAAGCTCGGAGCTATCGAAAGGAAAAACTCCTTCAGTGAATCGTACCCGTAGGTACCAACGAATTTTGTAAGAAAACGTATCATATCTTTTTTCACACAAAGATAAGGTGTGGAGATAAGATAGGATAGGACATAAAAAAAGGCTTCCAACCCGTGGAAGCCTTAAAGAACGTTGCATAATACGTCTGTCAAACAATAACTACACAACTTCCATAAATTCCTTTCCTATACAATGAAGCCCATCAACAATACGCTTCTCTTCTCCTATCTAAAATGATACAGCCTGTAACGAACTGCCAATATCATGGATAGTATCCAATATCAGCTTCTTACGTTCCGGTGAGGGTGTTTTCGTCCCCTTTATATAGCTTGCCAACAAACTCTGCTGAATGCCCATCCTCCGGGCAACCGCCGAGATATTCAATTCCGGATGTGAAAGGAAAGCATCCTGAATGCCAGGAGCCGGTTCTTTGGTATCATCATAATAGAAACTTTCATAGCTCATATCTTCGTCTATGTCATCCCAATGAATACCAAACGGTTCAAATTCATACTTTGCACGTTGCTCATCGGTAGCCACTAACAAGCGAGGATAGAATTTCAAAGATTGGTACAAAGTCTCCTCCTTGTCATTGGTTACATAAATCCTACCATTCTCAAACCATAATTTAATAATCTTCATATCAACCTCCTTCTTTATATTGGGAAGCATGGGGGATTAAAAATCCCCATGCAATTTTTTCCATTCTTCCTGGATAACTTCCAGATTTTCCTCTAAAATCGCTCTTGCCAGACTCAAGTCTTTAGGCTTCATACCTTTGTTCTCTATCAATTTGACTTCGTCTCTGATTTCAAACTTGGCTTGCCCGTCTTGACTGGTGACATGGCAATGCGGTGGCTGGTGTTCCGCTGTGTAGATTTTAAATTTCAATCCGAATAAAATTAAAACTGTTGGCATATCATATTGTTTTTTGATTACGCTGCAAAGATAGGATATAATTTTATATCCTACAAATATTCATCCAATAAAAGATATAAAATTATATCCTTTTAACTTTAAACAAATCCCCCTCCGTGGTTGAAGGAACGGAAAAATAAAAAAAATACCTCTTTACGCCCGTTTCCGTTTGTGAGTGTGCGAGCA